CCACAAAGTTTGTAGTGCTAGTGACCGCATCTCCTGCACCGTGTGATGCAGCAGTTGTACCTCTAACCTCTCTTGTAACACCTGTTAATTCATTAGATGTGCTAATACCTGTATAAGATATTTCTTCTGTTCCTACTTTTATAAAATTTGTACCTGTATCTGGAAACTGAGATACATCTGCTAGTGTAATACCAGTTGTTGTTGAGGAGTTAATTGCTGCAGATAAAGTTGTTGTTGGTTCTCCTGCAACCTCACCACCCCAAGTTCCAAGAGACCAACCAAAACCTTTTGCCTGTACTGCAGGTCCTACAGGATAATAATGTTGAACTCTAATACCACCTGATGTTGTTGCACCAGATCCTGATTCTGCTGATGGCATTGTGATTGTAATAGTGGTAGCATTAGGGACAGTGGTTACCATAAATTTTTTATCGTTAAAATCTGAGGCTGCGAAATTAGAATCTGTGATTGATGAGAAATTATCTAGTAAAACTATATCCTGTGCAGATATACCATGATCCCCACTGAAAGTTATTGTAACAGATGTTGATCCGTTGGTCGTGGTAAATGCACTTGTAAGCGTTGTTGTAGATTTAATTGGATGTATGTCATAAAATACACCACCAGAGAATGCGTATAAAATTCTGTTTGTGCCAATGATGGCATACTTTCTAGCTGAACTATTTACAAAATGATGTAATCCTCTACCTGCACCAGTTAAAGCATCGTCCCCTAATTGTTTCCAACCACCTATTTTTTCAGGTGTGCCATATCTAAATCTTACATTATCACAGTCAATCCACTGACCCTCTGCTCCAGTGGGTGTAATTTGTTTATTTATACCTGGTTGAAATCCTATCTTTTGTAGCATAGTAACCCGTTATATCAGATTAAACGTTAATTAACAGATTAAAGTACGGGGAGTGTGGTTGTGGTGGTACTCCCCATACAAGTCTTTTTTATAGACTATTTTGTAGAATTAGTCAACTTAGTGCCTTTAAACCATGCAGGTAAACCTAGTAAAGGTCTCTTATCTAAAGCATTTTCTTTTGCCATTTTAGATCCTGCTCTGTTATAATGTAAGAACACCTGTCCACAATCTTTACCTGTAAACTCTTCTCGCCAATGCTCTAGATCACAACCAGAATATATTAACATGTCACCTGGTTTAAGATCTACTTTTACTCCAGCTCCTCCTTGTTTACCCGTTGGATCTAGATATATAGGCCATGGGTCACCACCTAAATTTAAAGTTGTAGATATCTCACATGAATATCTATCTTTGTGTCTGGCTAAGATGTCCCCTTTTTTATAGATTCTTGCATAAGAGTATGTTTCAGATAATTTTAATTTTGTATGTTTTTCCATTACAGGTTTTACTCTTTGTAATAGAGTTTCCATAACAAGATCTGCATAATGTGAATAAGTATTAGGCACTTGACTGTCAGTCCATACACCCCAATATTCTGTGAAAGGTGATATGTACCTAGAGTCAAATAAAACTTTTGCTACATTTCTTTTGTTTAGGAAATAAGCATAACAAAAATCAGCTAATTCTTTTGATATTGCATTTTTTAAAACAGTGTATTTATTTTTTTTGAACGACATTTAATACTCCTTTCGGTATCGCTTGGCAGTTCCAATGTATAAATCTAAATGGTTCATAACCCATATCAACAACATATTGATGTGGCATATACGATGGAAAGAATATTAATCTACCTGGTTGAACTTTATAATGAATTTGTGAACTCGCGTATGTGACTTTTGATTTATCTTTTTCAGGTAAAAGATTCATAACATTGCCTGGTCTTGGATCTTCAAATAATGGCAAAGATGTTCTTTCACTAGCTTTTAAAAAATAAAAACCAGACATGTGACCGTTCCAATGTGTGTGTAGAGTATGATGCCCACCACCTTTTTTAGCAAACTCTTGAACCCACATTTCTGTTGTAAACACTTGATAATTTGTTAAATCAAACCCCATCTCATCTAATAGATTATGCGCTGTTGCACCGATATAATCCTGCAATTCTTTAAACTTAGGGTCACCAATCAATGTTGTTGAATGAAACACATGTCCCATATCACCCTTGTCACCAAACTTTTTATTTCTTTTATCTATTGTTTTTTTCAAATTTTTTTGTGATTCTTTTATATATTTATCAGATGCTTTGTTTAATTTTTTTATAAACTTAGGTTCGTCCGCCCACCATATGGGACAAGAGAAATATTGTTCTAAATTTAATTGTTTTGGAAAACTCATTTGTAAGGCCATCCTAGATTCCATATTACTAAACTATATCTTGATCCTTTTTTAACAGGACATACTCTATGCCAAACAAAACCAGGAAATACAACTAAAGATCCTTTTGGTAATATCTCTGTGCATTTTCTAATATTTGGTTTTTTATCTGGGTCCATGTTTCTAAAATCAAATTCTAATTCACCACCTTTATAATCTTTTGGATCTGATAAACTAACAGTTACAGACAGTTTTCTTATTTTACCATGCGATGGATCATTGGGGTGTTCTCTTACATAAGGTCTATCCCAACCATCACAATGCCAATCATAAAACTGACCTTTTTCATATTTTGTAAACTGACAACTTTCTGAAAAATCCCATTGAAAATTCCAGCCTGCATTTGCATTTGCTTGATGAACATAAGGTTGTATCTCTTTATAAATCCATCTATCATTCATCCAAACAATATTAGAATCTCTTTTTTGTTTTAAATCTTTTATTTGTTTTTGATTTAATTTTTTATCACCCATACCACCAGTAACTGCCATCTGATCAGAAATGGATTTTCCATATTTTATAATCTCATCACATATCCTAGGAGGGACTGCTGATTGAAAATACCAATAATAATTTTGTAGGTTCATCTTTCTATATCTTTCTTATATTCATTATTAAGAAATTGTCAATAATTACAAAATAGTCAAAGAACCTGATACCGTAAAAGTAGCTACTTTACATGATCCATCTGTCGTAATCGTATTATCACCTGGTGCGATAGATATAAATGGAGCAACCGCACATGATGCAGGATACCTTATAACTGCAAATCCACTACCTCCATTACCACCTGGTCGATCTGGGCCAGTTCCAGCCCCTGCTCCTCCACCACCACCTGTGTTGGCAGTTCCGTTACCTGCTGCTGATCCTCTACTTGGTGATGCTGATCCTCCTCCACCTGGTCCTCCTGCTCTTCCACTATATGGTGGACCGCAATTATGCGCTGAAGCAGATCCACCACCACCTGCTCTTGTTACACTAGATCCTGTAATAGTTGAGGCTTTACCTGAACCTCCTGTTGAGTCTGTTGCTCCAGCAGCTCCTGCTCCACCACCTGAACCCCCTTTAAAGAAAGGTCCACTTGGATTGGCTCCTGGTCCTCCAGGATATCCTTCACCTGCTGTACCAGTTCCAACTGGCCCGGCATGTGCTCCTCCTGCTCCTGATCCACCAGGTTGAAAAAGAGGTCCATTTGGGTTTGGTCCACTTGTTCCTGTTCCACCTCCAGTGGTTGATACTGGTGTTGGTGCTCCTGTAATTGTTGAGCTTGATCCTCTTTGTGTTGATGATGGACCATAAGTTACTCCAGCAGCTCCTGCTCCAACAGTTACAGTTATGGTCTCTCCTCCATTTAAACTTAATTGTGTTGCAACTGATGGACTAGGTCCTCCTGGTCCTTCTGGATAAGAACTTTTATATCCCCCAGCTCCTCCACCACCAACTCCTCTAATACCACTACTACAGCCACCACCACCTCCGCCACCTGCTATTAATAAAAAATGAGCACTAAAAGGTGCTGCTGAATGCACTGGCCATGTTCCTTGAGACTTGGCTTGAAATTGACTTTGCATTGACCACACACCACTTGCTTTATTTATTTCTTTAATAAAAACTATTCCTGAACCACCATTTGCTCCACAACCTTTAGCTGCAGATCCACCACCACCGCCGCCACCAGTGTTAGCACATCCTGCTATACCATTTCTTCCAGTGGCTCCAGAACCAGGTGATCCATTACCTCCACCACCTTGTCCACCTACTGCACAATGTCCTCCAGCCCAATTACCTGCTCCACCACCTCCAGCATAATATGAACTTGGAAAACCTGGAGTTGATGGTTGTTTACCATCTCCACCATCGCCTTGAGTTGGACTAGATGGCGTTCCATCGAAACCAACCTCAGCTGCTCCACCACCTCCACCTGCTGTTGCTGGTGTTAAACCTGGCCCACCACCTAAACCACTATTATTTCCTTCAGGAGGATCAAAATTTCCAGCATTACCAACTCCTCTTGTTGATGTATTTGGAGCAGGAACTCCTCCTGCTGATCCACCAGTAACATTACAAGCTGGACCGCCTCCTCCTCCACCACCTGTTGAACTCACAGTTGAACATCCAACTATTGTGCTAGCATTACCTTGACCTCCTACATCATCTGGTGCAAAAGTTCCACCTGCACCTATTGTTACAGGCACTGTACCTTGAGCGTTAAATTCTACTTCTCTAAAACCTCCAGCACCACCTCCACCTGCTGCAGTAAAATCACTACCACCGGCTCCACCGCCTGCTACTATTAAAGCTTGAACGATTCTTGTTCCTGGTTGTAATGTTACATTTCCTGATGATGTTTTGGATGTGACTGTATTAAAACCTTTGGACGATTTATTCGTCTTTCCTATTACTCCACCGTTTGCTGAGCCAGATTTATTTCTTGGCATTTAAGTGTCCTCCTATTCGGACACCCAAACTGTGCCATTCCAATCGTATTTGGTAGGTGTTTCCGATTCGTCGTTTGATTTAGTAGCCTCCCAACCTTTAGTGTTGTCGGCTTGATATTTTGTATCGTTCCATGAGATTACGTATACCCATTCTGGTTCTGATTGACCATCATTAATTATTGATGGATATGTAATTGGTGCTTGCCAATCGTCACTAGCATCTAATGACCATGAGGCATGAGGTTGTTGTCCTAAAAATTTATCTTTTACAGGATCATATATCATTCCGATTCCTGCATATTGTTTTCTAAAATTATGATTGTAAGAAGTCTGTTTCCAGATTCCACCTTTGAAAAAATTAACACACCATGTCTCTCCATCAGCATGCATATCATTAGAACCTAATGGTCCTGCTGCTGTATCAATATCGTTGCCAACAACAACTACTCTTTGTACTACTTGATGTGAATCTGACGTAAATCCTGTAGGATCCGTCATTGCTTTTAGTTCTGCGAAATGTGCCATTTTTTACTCCTTAAAGTTCATATTTATAATTTATTTTTAACTTACAGTCAACGTCCCAGAGACGGTAAATTTAGCTACTTTACATCCTCCTGCAGGACTTGGTAAAGTAGAAACCGTATTAGTTCCTGGAGCCGCTGAAATACTCGTTTCTCCCGGTACACGAACTATAACTATACCTGAACCACCTGCTCTTGCAAGTCCACCACAAGTTGGAACATGACTAGAATCTCCTCCTCCACCAGCACCACCTCCTGTATTGACCGTGCCTGCAACTGAATT